CCGATGCGCCACAGGCCCGCCTGCCGCCCCCGAGGCCGGTCCTTGGCCCCGGAGGCGCGGTGCCCCGGCGGGCTCGCCTGAGGGCATCCTTGGAGGCGTGGTGCGATGCGTGTCCTAACTCGTTGCTGCGGCCGCCTTTGCCTTGCCCCCGGGCGCGCCCAGCAGGACCGCCCGCTTGCCGGTGATGCGCTCCCACCGCAGCAGCGTCAGGTCGACGTACCGCGGCGACAGCTCGACGCCTCGAAACACGCGCGCCGACTCCTCGCACGCGAGCAGCGTCGTGCCCGCACCGCTGAACGGGTCGTACACGACCTCGCCCGGCTCGCTGAACAACCGCACGAACTCGCGCGGCAGCTGCACGGGGAACATCGCGGGGTGCGCCTTGATGCGGTTGCGCTTCAGGCCGCCCTTCGTCGGGCTGACCGTCGGCACATCGCGCGTGGCCACAGACGATGCAATCGTGAACACGTCGTCGCGCATCACGTCGCCGAGATGCACCGAGCCGCCCTGCTCGAGCTTCGGGCCGTTCGCGAACACCATGACCATCTCGTGGACGTAGTTCGGCGCTATGCCGCGCACCTTGTGGTCGTGGCCGCTCGCCAGCGGAATGGCGATACCCGCTTTCCGCCACACGAGGTTCCTGACGAAGGTGCCGCCGCAGTCCTCGATGACGCAGGCGTGCCGGTGGTACGCCGACTTCGGCGTCACGCCGATGTTCCACGCGATGGCCCGCCCCGGCTTCATCATCGGCATGAACGTGCCGACGACGCCGCTGACGAGCTTCAGGTAGTCCTCGCGCGTCATCTTGTCGTCGTGCTCGTCGTACGCCACGTCTGCGTTGTAGGGCGGCGAGGTCACGACGAAGTCGATGCGCAGGTCGCCGAGCAGCTTCGCCAGCGTCGGCGCGTCGGTCGAGTCGCCGCAGATGACGCGATGGTCGCCGAGCGCCCACACCTCGCCGGGCTTCACGCGCTCGGGCGCGGGCTCGTCCGGCAGGGTGTCGGTCGCGCTTGACCCGGTGCCGTCGTCGATGTCGAAGTGCTTCACCAGTTCTTCGTCGGTGAAGCCGACGTCGCGCAGCACCGGCACGTCGAACTCTGCGAGCAGGTCCCAGTCCCACTCGCCGAGGTTCCGGTTCAGGCGCAGGTTGAGTTCGCGCTCCTGCGGTTCCTCGAGCGAGACGTAGACGCACGGGACCTGCTTGTAGCCGAGCGCCTGCGCCGCGCGCACGCGCATGTGCCCGCCGACGATGACGTTCATCCGCGACCGATGGCGGTTCACAATCACCGGCTCTTGGAACCCGAACTTCCTGATGCTGGCGACGAGCTGCTTCGCCTGCTCCTCGGTCATCCGGCGTGGGTTGTACGGAGCCGGGTTCAGCTTGGCGATGTCGAGCGTGACGATGGTGAGGCCGCCGCTCGGCCGAGCGACCGCACCGTTCGCCTTCGCCATCACGCGGTGCCGAACGCCTTGCCCAGCGTCGCGTCGAGCGCCGGCTTCAGCCAGCCGTCGTAGAGCACCTTCGCCACGCCGGAATGCAGGAAGCCGAGCAGCAGCACCGCGGCGAAGCTGTGATGCACGACCGGGGGCGCGCCCGGCGTTGCCGCGATGGCGACGCCCGCGAACACCGAGACGATGAACACCGCGACGTTCGCCCACGGGATGAGCTGGTTCGAGAGCCCCTTGAGGAACGGCGCGTACTTCCAGACGACGCCGACGAGGAGCTGGAGGATGATGACGTTCCCCTTGAGCCACGCGAGCAGCGCCACCGGGTCGCCGGGCGGCATCGCCTGCGCGTAGCTGGCGACGGTCGTGAGCAGCAGCAGCGCCGAGACCGCGAGCGCCGTGGTGATGAATCTCATGGGAGACCTCCTATCGGTACCGCGGTGATGTGCCGCCGACGGCGAAGTTCCGTGACGGCTTCCTTCTGCTCGTTGCTGCCGTCCGGCTCAACCAGCGCCGCGGCGACCAGCTCAACGACCTCGATGGTGCGCTCGAAGCGCACGCTGTCCATGACGCTGCGGGCGTGGACCTCGTAGCGCAGCTGCGTCACGTCGTCATGCACGTCGTCGATGGACGACCGAATCTCGCGCTGCGAGACGCGGATGGTGAGCGCCGTCAGCGAGGTGACGGCAAGGGCTGCCCCCGCGTAGATGGCGAGCCGGCGAACGAACCTGTCGATTGGGTACATGGGGTCACGCTCATATTCCCGCACGAAGTCCCCCCGCGATGACGCGGAACCGTTCGAGGTCGAACTTGGTCCCGGGACAGCTCTTGTAGGTCGCGTAGTCGCGGTGCCCGACGATGCGTTCCGGCGGAATGTTGTGCCGAAGCATCCACGGGCAGACGACGTACCGCGCGATGAACGTGAGCAGGTCCTCGCTGGGGGGCGCATCGTCGAAGTCGCCGACGATGCAGACGTGCAACGCGAGACGATTCATCTGGTCCTGTGAGCACGCGGCCGCGTCCTCGTCCTCTGGACGCCCGATGAGCGCTTCGAGATGGTCGCCAACCAGCTCGACGCCCATGTGATAACCGATGTCGCGCCACCCCAATGTCGCGACGTGGTACTTCCGAATCGCTCCCCACGAGACGGTCGTGCCGTCCGGCGTGAGTGAGTGGTGCAGCATGATGAACGACCGTTGCCCGAGTCCGTTCATGGTCAGGCTCCGAGCGGGTTGTCCTTGAACACCAGTTCGAACTCCGGCCCGAAGTCCACCTTCGCCGACGCATCCGTGAACCGCACGCGCAGCTTGTAGACCGCGCTCACGATGCTCGCTGCGGCGAGGTTCGCGTGTGTCACGAGCGCGCCAAGCGACGCCATCGTCACCTTGCCGTTCGCCGGGTCGGTCAGCGTCATCACGCTGTCGATGTTCACCGCGACGAGGTCCGGCGAGCGGCCCTGCAGCTTCGCGCTACCTCCGGTCAGGTTGATGGGCACCCCGGTGGTCGCATCGAGGAGCACGACCACGAGGTCCTTGCGCGTAGCGCCGACCACGACTTCATCCGCCACAAGCCACCTCCTAGAACGTGCCTTCGAGCGCCTGCTGCTTGACCGGGAGCCCTAGCGAGTGCGACAGCTCGATGAGCACCGGCTGCGCACCGACCGGCCCGTAGATTTCAATCCACGCTTCGGCGACCTCGACCTGCGTGGTCATCGGGTTCGATGCGTTCGAGTACGTGTGGTTGAACGTCCATCCGAACAGGCTGGCCCACACGCTATCGACGTCGTTCCCCCACGTGAACGGGTTGCCGAACTGCCCGGTGGTGATGAGGGCCGTCTGCACGACCTCCCACATCGTGTCGTTGAGCGCAGCGATGTCGCGCACGGTCGGTCCGCTGACGAGCGCCTTGACGCCCATCGTCGTGCCGAAGCGAACGTTCGTCGGAGCCGTGGCCGTGGCCGACTTCGACACGCGCACAGTCGCGAACAGCTTGATGCCGCTGATGGCGTCGGTGCCCTGAATGCCGTTCCCCGCAGCGGCGTCGCCCTGCACGCCCTGCGTGCCCGAGCCGTAGAGCGGCTGCGTCTGCGTGCCGCTGTTCGGCCACGAGGCGGGCGACGTGAACGTGTCCTTCGTCAGGTTGCTCTGGTCGTTGAGGCTCGCCTTGAAGCTCCTGACGGTGACGAGGTTGCTCGTCTGGTCGAGCGTAGAACCGATAGCGACCACGGCCGTCGGGTCGCGCGGGTCGATGGCGGGAACAAACGCTCCGCCAGCATCCGCCGTCGCAGCCACGAGGCCGTGCCCGATGACACCGACGGTGCCCCCGGTCACGTCCTGACCCCACACCTCGACGGTGAACTCGACGATGCGCGTCGTCGCGAGCCCGAGGAACGTCGCGCTGTCTGCGCTCGCGTCAATGCGATAGCCGAACGCCGTGCCGTTGACCTGCGCCGCCGTCCACGGCAGCCCCGTGAGCGGATGGTTGAGCAGGTCGAGCGTGTAGTTCGCATAGGCGTTCGTGAGCGCCTGCGCGATGCCGATGGGTGTCGCCCCGCCGCCGAAGTCGGCGTAGGGCGTGACGCTGCCCGCTCCGCTGGGGGAGCCGCTGCCGGAGATGACGGTGCGCCCGCGCCACTTGAGCCGCAGGAACTTGATGCCGCCCGAGGCTGCCGTGAGCGTCTTGACCTGCGTGAGGTTGGCGCTGCCATTGATGCTCACGCCGTCGCCCTGCACGTTGAACTGCTCGCCGGTCGCGTCGTTCGCATCGTGCGCATCCGCCGCTGCGATGAGCACCGCCTCGGTCGCCACGGCCCCGGAGACGTTGACGATGGTGCCGGCCGGTGGGTTCGCGCTCCACCAGTTCGTGGTCTTGAGGACGTCAGCCATCAGCCCACCGTCAGTTTCATTGCGTACGTTCCGAGCGTCAGCGTCAGCGTGCCGCCGCTCGTGAGCACGGTCGGAGACACCGGAAGCAGCGCGAGCACCGGGCTGTCGGCGTTGCTCGTGACCTCGTTGATGATGGCGGCGCAGCCCACCGTCCCGAAGTCAGCGCCGGCCCACGTCGGGTCCGTCGCGTCGAAGCGCGCCTCGTCGAGTGTGTCGTCCTTGGTGAACGTCTTGCCCGCGAGCGTCTTGCGCCCAGCGCCGCCGAAGCCGGCCGTGTACCCGGTGCCGCTGAGTTCGTTCGCAGCGAGGGAAGCGACGAACTCATGGTCCGGGTCGGGCACGTAGCCGGTGTCGAGCAGCATCACCTTGAGTGTCGCCGTGGTGAGGTTCAGCGTGCCGTCGAGCACGCGCCGAAGTCCGCCGTTGGTCCACATCAGACGGTGAGCGGCGTGCCGGTGGGCAGGAACGCGTCGTCCGTGTCGTAGACGACTTCTGCGGTGATGGTGAAGCCCGAGATGTCGTTCGTGCCGCCCACGCCAGCGGCCGTCCACGTCGCGACAATCCAGTCGACCATGATGCGCATGTGCGGGTTCGCTGCGGGCGCGGTGATAATAAGCGGGAGGCCGCCGACCTTGTCCAAGCGCTGTGAGATGGGCGCGCCGAGCGCCGTGAAGAACGCCGAGGCGATGGCGTTCGCCTGCGCCAACAGGAACGTCGGGTCCCAGCCTTCATTGATGCCGGCGGCCGACAGCACGTCGGTGGCGTCGGTCGACTGGAAGCGGAGGATGACGTAGCGCGCGCCGCGGACATAGATGGCCTTCGCCGAACTCCCCGACGTGCCTCCTGTCACCGTGATGGGCGGCTGGATGACGACGACGTTCTTGACGACCTGTCCCATGTTCGCCTCCTAGTCCAAGCCGACAGCGACGACCTTCGTGTAGAAGGCCACCGGCCCGAGGTGCTGCTCAGTCTCGATGACCATGAACCGCTTGCCCTGCCACGTCCCATCGGAGTCCGGGTCGGGGAAGGGTAGCAGAGAATCGAAGTCCGATGTGAATCCGATGACGCGGCCACGCTCGAGGTCCGGTGCCAGCTCCGTGCTGAAGGTGACCATCGAGCGGGGCCGGCCCATCACCCGAGCCGAGCGCACGCGCGTCTCGCGCGCCGTCTCGGTGTCGTTGACGGTGCGCAGCTCCATCGTCGTGTCTTTCCTCGCGCCGTAGCGAAGCGCCGTCTGCATGAGGGCTTGTTCTCGATTGTGCTTCGGGCAGTCGCCGACCCACGAGCGAACGGTTCCGCCCGAGAGCGAGTCGCGCAGCGTCGAGAAGCCCAGCCCGGACGAGCAGTTCACGCGCAGGCCCTTGAGCCCGTTCGTGCCCGTCTCCCACAGCAGGCTGAGCGCGTTCCCGAGGCAGCCCAGCACGAACAGCTCCTCCTCGCGCTGGTCGGGCGCGATGATGGGGCCGGTCGATGCGCCCGGCGCGGCGGAGCCCGACCAGCCGAGCGTGATGTACATGCGCCGGCTGCGGATGTCGCCGGTCGTGGTGTAGAGCGTGAGGTTGACCGCGGTGTGCCCGACGTTGTCGACGCGCTGGAAAGACACCGAGCGGTTCGACCGCGTATACGCTCCGATGATGGGCTGGCCCGGCGTGCCGCAGGCGGACGTCATCGCGGCCCCGATGTAGTCGAGCATGGCCTGCAGCGATGGGAACTCCTGCGGGGTGAGCGCCACGGTCCGGTCCACGTTGGCGATGTGGTCGCGGAAGAAGATGCGGTCGTTCCCGTCGGTGCCGTTCGAGATGATGGTCGCGCCGTTCACCACGCAGAAGTCGTTGCCAGCGTCGGCGGTTTTCATGGCCGCCTGCACCATGATGGCATAGGTCACTGCGTCGTAGTCGCCGAGCGTGAGCAGGGCCGTCACCGCTCCGCCGCCGGTCTGGAAGTCGAGCTTCTGGTTGGCCGTCGTGACCGACAGGTACTCATCGCGCAGCCCGCGGTACTTGTAGCCGGCCGTGCTGCCGTCCCACGCGAGGCGAGCTTGGTGCTGGTACGAGCCGGAGAACTCGTCGTGCCCGTAGTACAGGTCGACGCCCGTGAGCACGTTCGACAGCGGCGTGCGCTCGACCGTCATGCCCTCGCGCTCGATGATGTCGCCCGGGCGGAAGGTCCACGAGTAGTTCGCGGGCAGCGTGTCGTTCCACGGCAGCATGTGCCACGAGTCCGTGAAGCGGTCGAGGTAGATGAGGGCGAACGCGCCCGCGCCAATCCACGAGAGCGCGGTCATCATGTCGACGTTCTCGGCCACGCTGAACGCCATCAGCATCGACTCTCCGAGACGCGTGGTGAACAGCGCGCGGGCGTCGACGAGGGAGCCGAACGTGGACGGGTCGCGCTCGATGCGCGCCAGCACCTCGCCGCCGTAGCCCACGAGCATGTGCGCCACCACGTCCGGCGGGCGTTCGACGACGGCATTGACGCCGCCGGTGAATGCGCCGGAGGTCGCGTACTGCCCGTCGTCGGCGTAGCCCACGACGTTCGCGTAGAACTCGCCCTTCAGCTCCGTCACCGCCGGCAGTGTCTCGTGGACCGTGTACGGGTGATAAGCGGGCCGCCTGTGGCCGGGCGGGCCATGCGTGTCGTGCGCCCCGCCCGGGCGCGTTGCCGCGTGGTCGACGAGGCGCTCCGAGGTCACGACGTCCAGCCGCGGCTTGTAGCGGACTACCACGCCCGCGAAGTACACGTCGGCGGTGCCGGTGCCCGTGACGGCGGGCGTGCTCGTCGGCCAGCCGAACTCGAGCTCGATGTCGGTGAACGAGAAGGGCGCGCCGAGTACGCCGGAGTTCCACGCGGTGCCGATGCGCTTCATGACCAGCGTGCGCGAAGGCGATGCCGGCAGCGCGATGTCCGACGTGTTCCCGCTGGTCGTGTTGCGCGCGCGCAGCGTGAGGAACGTGCTGGCGAGGGTCCGATAGCCGATGACCGCGAACACGCCGGTCATCTCGCCCAGCTCGTCGAGCGACGCCAGCTTCATGCGCAGCGTCTTGAGATTGTTCGTCCAGTCCAGATGCGCGTAGTTCGTGTCGCCCATCGGGTCGAGCACGGCGCGCGGGTTCTCGGCCGAGTTCGCCACCACGTCCACGTCGGTCGGCCGGATGCAGACCCACGCGATGTCGGCGTTGTCGGGGATGAGCATGCCGGCTTCGGTCACGGAGTTCACCACGTCGCCGCCCGAAACCGGCTCGAGCGCTGCAAGCCGGTCGCCGGCCTTCACGAACATGCCCGCGCCGAACAGGTGGTCAGCGACGAAGGCGCACTTGTGCGACGCCACGAGCACCTTCGCCTTCGGGTTGACCGTGGCTCCGGCACCGCGGCCCGTGTCCACGAGGACGCCAGCGCCCACGCGCGTGCTGCCGAGGACGAGCGAGCGGCCGCGGACGACGGTGGTGCCCGTGATGTCGCTCACGCCGAGGCCCGGCGTCCACGGCCGGCGCAGGTCGGGCACCGTGTGGCGGCCGTAGACCACCGGGATGCGCTGGCCGATGCTGTCCTCGGGCGCGTGCGGGTATGCCTCTGCGGTCACGGTGACGGGCGCGATGAGCCGGTTCCAGTCGGTGCGCTGCCGTAGGTCGAGCACGAGCGTCGTGGCGTTCGATACGCTCCTGATGACGACGCCAGTGAACACGGGCAGCCCGTCGTCGAAGTCCTTCAGCTGCGTGTCCCACAGGTAGATGCGCACGGTCGCGCCGTCGAGCAGCATCGTCGGCGGCAGCGCACCGGCATTGAGCGTGAGGCCGCACGTGCAGAGCTCGACCGTCGTGCCGCCGAAGCTGCCGGGGGCCTGCACGGGCTGCACCTCGATGATTTGCGGTGCCCAGTATTGCCCGAGCAGACCGCTGAACGTGAGGCCCTGCGGCGTATGCGTCTCGGACGTTGCGAAGTGGTACGTCGTGACGGCGAGCGAGTTCACGTCGCGCACGTCAACCTCGGCGAGCACGACCAGCTTGCGCAGCCCGGTCCGCCACTGCGCGAGGAAGTTCGCCGGGGCGCTCACGAGAGCTGCCTCAGCTCCACCACCATCCGGTAGCGGTCAGGCGGCCGCCAGATGTGCTCGCGCGCGAACTCCTCGGTGCCCCAGATGCACTCCTGCCACTCGTTGTCGGGCGTGATGAAGATGAACGGCTGCGCGTCACTGTAGAGGTCGTCGAACGTCTGGCGCAGCGTCGCGTCGTTGTTGTCGTACTGGAGCGTCCAGCGCACGTACTCCGGCCCCACGAACGTGAGCGAGGCCGTCTGGTCGAAGCTCTCGACGAGCGCCCGCGGCCGCACGCGCGTCTCCGTGGCCCCCGAGTAGAGGAAGCCGAGGTCGGTGATGAGCGACCCGAGCACGACGCCCGCCAGCGATAAGCCGTGGCCGGAGCTGAAGCTCGGGAAGCGGAAGCGCCAGTAGCGCGCCGTCACCGGGCCTGCGAGCACGACGCCACCATCGCGGACGGCATTGTTCACCACGAAGTTGCCAGTGTTCTGAACCACGTACCCGGCATTGTTGTACGTCGTCGTGCCCGGGATGCAGTCGACCAACATGCCCTGCGGGAAGCCAGCCGCGACCGTGAACGCCAGCGCGCCGAGCGCCGAGATGCTCTGGAGCGAACCGATGTCCACTTCGAGAACGAGCGACGTGCCGTCGAAGTAGTTGGACGGCGACCCATCAGGCGCGACCCACACGTTGCCCTTGCGCCCGGCCGTGAGCACGTTGTCCATGGGGAACGCCGGGTCCTCGACGCGCGCGGCCACGCCGGTGTACGTGCCGGTGAGCCCGTTCATCACGCGCGGGAACGTGCCGCTGGCCGTCGTGCGGCGGGCCTTGTTGTTCGCGTAGCGGATGAAGCGGACGTTCGCCATCAGTAGGAACCCATGAACGACACGCGCCCGTACGCCGAGCGCAGCTTTCCGGTGGGGCTCGTGAGGTCTTGCACGATGCTGTGATTGTCGTAGCCGAGCACCATGATGTTCTGGATGTTCTGCGGCACCGGAGCTTCGACGGACGTGGACTGCTTCGACACGGCATCGTTCACCGGGGCCTGCGCGTGCGGCTGGAGCGCGGCGAGCGACGCAGCCGCCGGAGCCAGCACCGAGGTCACTGGCAGCGCGGGCGACTTCGAGAGGAACGGCAGGATGCTGCTCACGAGCTTCACGACTCCCTTGATGGCCTGCGCCGCAGCGATGCGCGCCAGCTCGGCGATGATGGCGTCGACGATGCTGTGCCAGATGGTCTTGACGATGCTTCCGGCCGTGGCCGTGCCGGCGACGATGTCCTGCATCGCAGAGTTGAAGCCCGAGTCGAGGGACTGGAACAGCCCTTGGAGCGTGTCGTTCACGATGCCGGTCGCGCTCGTGATGGCGTCCATTGCCTTCTTCGCGTCGCCGAGGATGTCGGTCACGCTGGTCGTGCCCAGCTTGTCGCGCGCGGCGCGCTTCTTCTGCTCGGCGTCGAGCTGGCGCAGCTTCTCGTACATGTCTGCGGCCGCTGCCTCGGAGATGCCGAACTCCTTGGCGATGGTCGTCACGTCCTCCAGCAGCTTGTCCAAGCCACCGGACCCGCCCTGCTTGACGGTCTCGAATAGCGTGGCCGCGGCGTCTCGCGAGATGCCGAACTTCGCCGCCATCGCATCGAGGTCGGTGTTGAACGCCTCGGTGTTCTTGGCCTGTTCGTCAATGCGCAGGTGCGCGAACAGCGCGGTGGACTCGTCGGCCGTCACGCCGAACGCGTCGCCGAGCTGCACGATGGCCGCCGTGAGCGCGATGATGTCCTTCGGCGCGTCGGCCCCGAGCTTGAGCTGGTCGAGTATCTGCTGGCTGAACTTAGCGTCCGAGATGCGCTGGAGCGTGTCGTAGTAGCGCGTGGCCTCCTCGCGCCCGACCTTCATCTTCTTCATGATTTCGTCGATGCCCTTGTCGCGCTCCGTGGGCTCGACCTTCTTCAGCGACACGTGCGCGAGCGGGTCCGACGCCGCGGTCTTGCTCGTGTCGAGAAACGCCTTCTGGAATGCGTCGGCCTCGTCCTCGGCCTGCACGCGCGTCCCCTGTAGCACGCCAATCTTGAGCTTCAGGGCAGCGATGAGGTCGTCGTACTCCTTGACGAACGCCGGGTCAGCGCCGCGGCTGCGCATGCCGCGCACGGCATCGACGTTCGCTTGGAGCTGGCCCTGTAGCCGCTCGATTTCGCGCCCCGTCTGCTCCTCGGGCGACAGCTTCTCGCCGCGCATCGCGCGGAACATGTCGTCGAGAGCCTCCACGACTGACTTCGCCGTGGGAATCGTCGATGCCTTGATGCTGGTCATCATGCTGGTCCAGCTGCGGTCGAGCTGCTCGCTCTGCTCGTGGAGCTTGCGCGCACCTTCGAGCACGTCGCCCTTCAGGATGCCGCCCGCCGCGTCCATCGAGTCGCGCGTCGAGTCGAACGCCCCGCCCAGCTTCGGCATGATGCCCAGCAGGTCCGCAGCGCCGCGGCCCATGAGCTGGAACGACACCTCGGTCTTTTTCGCGGTGTCGCTCGAGCGCGAGAACACGTCGCTGAGCTGCATGAACGCGCTGAACGTGTCCGTCGTCGTGATGCCCATCTGCTTCAGCAGCGGGTCGCCCTGCGCGATGCTGCGGTTCAGGTACGTGAGCGCCGTCGTGAGCACGCCCACGTCGCCGCCCATCTCCTTGATGACGCGCTGGAGCACCTGAAGGTTCTCGACCGACACGCCCGTGCGCGTCGAGAGTCGGTCGAGCTGCTCGACCTGCTCGCCCAGCTTCACGCCGGTCAGCGTGATGGCCCCGAGCGCCGCGCCCATGCCCGCGAGCGCGATGCCGACCAGCCCGCCCTTCGAGCCGATGGCGTCCATTGCCTCGCCGAGCACGCCGAGCTGCCCAGCGACGCCTTGGATGATGGCGCTGGCGCGGTCCTGCGCCTCGATGACGATTTGCGCTTTGAGGTCGTCCGCCATCACGTCACTCCATTGCCATCAGGGCATCGGCCGCTGCCGGGTTCGAGGCTCGCAGCAGGAGGATACGCTTGTACTCCTGCGCGGCCCGCATCACCGTCGCGTTGTACGCGAGGTGCGGGTCATGCAGTGCCTCCCACGGCGTGCGTCCGGCCGCCTTCGCCAGCGTCCACAGCTCCAGCGCCACCATCCCCCCCGCCTCCGACTCCAGCATGAAAGGACGCGGGAGCGGCGGCCTCCTTGAGCCAGCCGCTGAGACGCAGGCACGCATACATCAGCTTCGTTCGGTCGCCAGCGGATAGATAAGTGCCGCGAACGGCAGCTCCGAACGGCTCGGCCCACCGGAACGCCGGGCGCACCTCGGTGCCGTCGGAGCGCACCATGTAGCACGACGCCTCGATGATTTGCGGTGACCAGCCGAGCCAGCGCCGCGCGCGTTCCTCGTTGACCGTCGGGTCGTTGCTCGCCGGCTGAATCGGCACGTCGCCGGGGAGCATGCGCATGATGTCAACGAGCACCTCCTCGGGCAGCTTCTCGACGTAGACCTTGACCGCATTGCCGGCGAGCGTCTTGAGGTCGGCCAGCTCGACGAGTTCGACGGGCGCTGCAACGTCCTCGGGACTTGTGCTCGGCTCCACGGCGGCCTCCTGTGGTTAGAACGCCATCGCGGCTTCGGTGTTCTGCACGCGCACGACTAGCGCGCTCTGGTCCGTGGCGCTGAACGCTGCCTTGGCCGAGATGCGCTGCGTGATGACACCGTAGCCTTCGATGGCGGTGCTGAACTCGGCGGTCGTCGGCGCGAGGATGCGCAGCTCCAACTCCGGCTTCGCCGTCGTGGCCCCGATGAGGGTCGGGTTCTGGAAGAACATCTTGATGGTCGCGCCACCGCCCGTGAGCGCCGATGCCATTTCGGCCGTGCCCGCCCACTCGAGGTCGGCGTTGAACGTGACGTCGAGAATCCCGTTCGGCACCGGCGACTCGGCGTTGACCTGTCCGAACAGGTAGCGCTGCGTGTCGAAGGGCTGCTGCACGTTCAGCTCGAAGGACTTCATCTGGATGCTGTCGGCCGCCGTGCCCGAGCCGATGCCGAAGTTGCCGGCCGTGCGGAGCTGCTGGTGGAAGATGACGCCCAGCGCCGACGGCAGCCCCACGCTCGTGAGCAGACCCGCGCCGAGCCCGGGCGTGACGCTCTTGCACACGCCCGTCAGCTCGCACATGAGCATGGCGTTCTCGCCGGTGCCCGCCTGACCCGTGATACGGAAGCCGGTGGCGAGCGCGCCGATGAGACGCGTCGGAGCGCCCGTCGGGACGTTGCCCCACAGGATGTCGATGGTGTAGCCCCACTGCGCCTCGCCGTAGCCAGCGGCCGGCGACAGGATGCCCACTTCCTTGAACGTGTGGTTGTGGGCTGTCGTGTCCACGACGGCGTGCGCGTAGCTCGGGAACATCATGCGAATCCACGGCAGCAGGCCGTTGTAGCCGACGCGCAGCTTGATGGCGAACTCGTAGTACTGGCCGCCCTGCCCGATGAACCGCGGCGAGCGCTGTGTGTTCGTCAGCGACGGGTCGATGATGACGGAGAGCCGCGGGGTGATGGAGGCGGTCACGAGCTCGCTCGCGTTCTCCGCAGCGCCCGACGCAGCCGTTCCGTAGGTGGCCTCATGCTTCATCAGCACCGACGAGTTGAAGCCCAAGCCGGGAAGAACGAAGGGCGACATTGTGTGTCCTCCTGTGGCTGCCCGCTAGGGCGTGGCCGCGTCCCACGTGTACAAGGATTCAAAGACCACGGCCGCGGAAGCGTAGCCCGTGTTGGCGCTGGTGTCTACGTTCGGAGTGAACTCGACTGGGAAGGTGTAGGTCACGAGGCCGCCCAGCGTGATGTCGATGAGCATCGCTCGCACCACGTCGGTGCAGAGATTCAGCAGCTCGACCTCGTCGCCGTCCTTCGCGTTCACGAGGACGTGGACTGCGAACCGGAGCGTGCCTTCGAGTCGATGCGCGCATCCGGGGAGGACGTTCCAGCTCATGACCTGCACCGCGAGCAGCGGCTTCGTGGCCCCGGTGAAGTCGCCGAGCCGCAGCACGCGTTTCACGATGGGCACCGTCGGCACGAGGTTCAGGCCGCTCTGCGGCTTGATGCTCAGGGCGAGCCGCGCGAGCACGGCGTCCATGAACTGGTTCAGCTTGGCGGTGGTCACGATGCCGGGCATCTACTGGCCTCCGGCGACGTAGGCGACGACGCCACGGAACTGCTCGTGGATGTATGAGCGGTTCTTCGTCAGCGCGTTCTTGAACATGTGGCGCGCCCGGAGCTTGACGCTGGTCTTGAGCAGGTAGAGCGGGATGGCGCGGCCGCTGGCCTTCGCGCGCGCGCTGCCCACCTCCCACACGAACAGGTTGCCGGCACGCGAGCGGAATATCGCGGTGTTCGGGATGGCGCGTGCGCTGATGCCTGCGTAGCGGTCGACGCCGGATGGCGTCTTGGCATAGCCGGTGGGGATTCGCAGGTAGGGCTTGCCGCGCACGGTTCCGCCGAACTCATGCATGTGGACGTAGGCGAGCGGCGAGCCCACGACGCCCACCACCGCGAGCGCCTTCGTGAACACGCGCTGCACGACGCTCCGCCGCGCCTGCCCCGTGCGCACGGCCAGCGCATCGCCGGTGGCCCCGCCCTTGCCGAAGAACGCATTGTCGTCGGCGTGTCCGGTGAACCCGTCGCGCTTTACGTCGCGCTCGAGCTTGAGCGTCACGCGCTGCATCGCGAGCGTCGACTTCATGTACAGCTTCCCGGCCCGCGACTGGAGCCGCAGCGACATGCGCGCCACGCCGTCGCCGCCGCGGATAGCGATGCCTGCCATCAGACGTATCTCTGGAACGGCGCGATGGCCTGCATCACGTCGGCGGGCATGGCCCCGGAGATGAGCTGCACGGTCTCGCCCCCGACGCCGAACGTCGTGCCGCGACCGATGACCGCGTCTTGGTCCTGATACATGACCTGCACCCAGCGGAGGCACGCGGCCTCAAGCGCGCGGCGCTCGCGTGCGTGGATGACCGCGTCGAAGCCGAACACGCCCCTCACCTGAATGTTCTGGTAGCCCATCGAGAACGAGTCGAAGGGCAGGTGGATGATGTGCCCGCGGCGCTTCTGCAGGCCGGTGATGTTGAGCACGCGCGTCGTGACGCCATCCGGGTACAGCTCCGTGATGCCGGTCACCGTGATGATGGGGTACTCGAAGGCCATGATGTCCGGACAGCCCGCGCCGTCGAGCACCATCGTCGGACGCGCCGGGTCGCCCGCGGAGCTGTCGTAGAGGCGCTTCAGGAAGTACCGCTTGCAGTACATCTCGATTTGCGCGCTCGCTCGATTGATGCACGCCTTGATGACCTCGTCGTAGTTCGTGGTCGTCGCCTTCAGGTAGGCGCGAGCCGTGTCGAGGTCGGTGAGCGTGAAGTTATCGAGCGCGATGAGTTCAGCCACGTCGTGCTCCTCATAAAGACGCGGGCACCGGAGCCACCGCTCGGTGGGGCCGCACCACCGTTCGGCGGGCGGTGCCCGCGAGCTGCATACCGCTGCGAACTACTTGGGGTCCCACTCCCACAGATGAGCGAAGTTCGTGTCGGTCCACAGGTACTCGTACTCCAAGCCGAGTTCGTAGATTTCTCCCGACTGGCACACGAGCGTTGAACCGAACGGGTACGACTCGAAGCGACGCCCACTCACGCCGAGGTATCTGCCTCGGCGTGAGGGTTCTGCTGGGAGCGGCGCTGCCGCTGGCTGCTCGGACTGCGGGACTTCTTTCATGTCGCGCCGCCCTTAGCTGATGTTGTAGAGCAGGCCGACCGGCGTCACCGTGGCCGACGGCACATAGAACGGCTTGAAGTCGTTCCTGCACGTCGCCACGAAGATGACTTGGTCGAGTTCGATGTAGCGGTCGGTACTGCCGTTGACGTTGATGCCGCGCCGCGTCGCGAGCCCGTAGCTCTCGCGGTGGACGCAGATGATTTCGCCCTTCACGTTGTTCGCGACCGTGGTCGACTTGATGCCCGTGGCATCCGTCTCCGTCACGAACTCGCTGACGATGACCGGCGACCCGAGAATCGCGCCAATCTGACCCGTCAGCACCGTCGCCGCCGAGCCGAACTTCTCGAGCGTGAGGAACTCGGTCTGCTTCATCAGCGACTTGAGGCCGTGGAACCCGGTGATGAACGCCAGCGGAGCCGGCGACGCGCCCCACGCGCCCATCAGGAACGTGAGGTCGATGAGCTTCGCAGCCGTCGCGGCCGCAGCGCCCGCATCCGACTTCGCCGGGTAGGAGCCGGTCACCAGCGCCTGCTGGCGCAGCCCCATCCACGCGCGCTTCGGGTTGCCGGCGGGGTTGAACGTCGCGAGCGTGTCCATCGTGCCCGCCGTGTCACCGTTGATGATGGCGTCCTCGATGCCGCGCGCGAGCACCTTCGCCGCGTTCTGGATGATGAACGGCACCATCGCGACGACCGAGTCCTCGATGATTTCCGCCGTGGCGAACGTGCGGACGCCGAGCTTCTGCGCCGTGAACGTGACCTTGTTCGTGGTCGCCGTCGACGCCGAGACGCCCGTCGAGTCCGTCGCTTCCGTCGTGGCTTCCGACATCAGGTACGCGGTGAGGTCCGAACCGAGCACCGGCCAGTCCAGCACCTTGCTCGTCATCGTGATGGGCGTGAACAGCGGAGCGACCCGCGACCACACCTGCACGAGGTCCATGAGCTGGGCGGAGAGGATGGTCGGCACCCACGCGAGGCCGGCGCTGCCCGTGGTCTCGTTGAACGTACGCTCGATTTTCATCGCGTCGCAGAGGTCGTTCACGAGGCGCTTGTACTCGGGCCACTTCTTGTACGACTGCATGCGCATCATGCGGGCGTGCAGGTCCGGCTGCCTCGACGCGCCCGGGTGGAGCAGCGTGTCGGTGACGAGCAGCTCGTCGTTCAGCGTCTGGAACCGCATCACCTTGTCGCGGAGCCGGCCGCTGTTCGTGGACGACGCCGCGCGGGCGATGTCCTCGGAGAGCCCGACGCTCTGAATGCGCTCGGCCCCCAAGTGCGCGAGCGAGGCGAGTTCGTCCCAGCGCATCACGGCGACGTTGAAGTAGTCGCGCATGAAGCGCGGCATCTCCTCGGGCGTGTCGAGCCGGAGCGACGCCTTGTCGAGCAGGAACCGTTCCTCGCCGTTCGGGCCGGGATAGTTCGACCGCTCCGCCTTCATCGCATCGTCGAGGCTCTGCGTCCTGCCCGCGAGCTGCTTCAGGCCGTCGTCGACGTTGTTCCACTCGTCCTCGGTGACGACGCGGCCCTTCTGCTGCTTGAGCTGCAGCTCGTTGAGGTGCCGGGTGATGTCGAGCGTGTGCTTGCGCAGCCCGTCCGGCGTGCTCAGGTCCGGCTTCAGGTCCAGTTCCACCTTGCTCATGAAGTCGCTCCCATTGCGGCTGTGTCGAGCCAGTGGCCCAACGGGTCCGCATCGTTGTTGCGCGCCGGGCTGAGTCGCGCGCCCTCGCCGGGGCGCTTGCCGACGACCGCGGTCACTCCACGGTCGAGAACAATCTCCCGCCAGCCCTCGGGGTCGAAGTGTCTCACGTTCTGCTGCTCGAACGAAACGCCCATGACGCCGGCCTTCATCCGGTCGACACGGAAGTCGTGGTCACGAGCCCAGCGCTTCGCCTGCGCCGGCCCGGTGAAGCGTCCTTCCTGCACGTCGATTCGCTGCACGTTCGCGCGCTGCCCTGCTTGCCCGAACGAGAAGCCGAACAGGTCGACGGCGCGCTGCCCGCGCTCGGACGCCAACCACTCGTCGAGCGAGCCGCGGATAAGCGCACCGTTGACGCGCTTCGCTTCGATGAGCATGGCGGGGTCGATGTCGAGCGAGCCCGGGGGACAGGACCGCATGAGCGCCCCCGACGCCGGTGCTCCAGCACCGTCTGCCCCCGGGTCGCTCGGGACGAACGTCGATGTGTCCTTCTGGCCGCCGCGATAGACGTGGCTGACCTCCATCGCCGCCGTGATGCCGCTGAACTCGTACTCGCAGAAGCCACGGTCCTCGTAGATGTCGCCGGGGATGTGCGGGCATGCGTGAATCGAGCGGCCGCAGACGTTGCAGTCCTGACCCGAGCAGCGCCACGAGATGCTCACCTCGCGGAAGATGCCGAGGTCGACGCGGCGGAGATGCGCCTCACCAGCGTCGTCGCGTGGGACGTAGTAGAGCGCCTCGAGCCAGTTCTGGTCCTTCGCGTCGAGGTTCGGGTCCTCGATGCGCGTGACGCGGGCGTTGAAGATGCGGCCGACGGGCACGCCGCGCGTGTCGTGGCCGATGAGCGCGGGCGCGCCGACGAGCAGCTCGGAGGCTTCGGTCAGCGCCTCCTTGCTGAAGCGCGAGTAGTAGTAGTCGCGCTGCGTGTTCGCCACGAGCATGCCGCGCACGGCGAAGTCGTCCTCGGAGAGCGAGCGGCCCGCGAACTGCTGGACCTGCGAGAGGTACTGCTTGCGGATGGCGCGCTCTTGGTCGGACGCGAGCCAGAAGCCCATGCCGACGCGGCGGTCGAGCGCAGCGTCCTGTCGTGCGGAGACGAAGAAGCTCATCGGGTCACCGTCCTTGTCGAGGTCTCGTCCGAGGGCGGCTTGCCGCATCGCGGGCACGCGACCTTCAGCACCTTCTCGTAGCCCTCCTGAAGCTGGTACGAGAACCCGCAGTCATCGCATCGGTACGTCGGCGCGGACCGAGCTTCGTCGCGAGGCCGTTCACTTTCCATTGAGCCATTCCTCCAGCGTCGGAGCGTGTCCGTTCATGCGCGCGCGGATGGCCTGCGGAATCGGAGCGGCCTTCACTGTGGAATCGGTCACGGCCACGATGGTGCAGCGGCAGTTGATGGTCTCGGCCGGGTCGTTTGCGTTCGGGTCGCCGGGGAACGCGAGCCGCGCGCCGCTACTGGAGACGAACACATCGTCCAGTGGCACCTGACTGCCGTCAAGCTCTCGGTGCGTGTCACGAACGTGCTCGTCCCCAGCAGTGAGCCACTCCTTCAGCTCAACGACCTTCGACTGGCGGTAGCCTTCCTCGGTCCCGAAGTTGAACGCGGCCGCGGTCTCCGTGCGGCCGATGCGCGACGAGCGGGCGATGCGTTCGCCCATCACCGCGTCGATGGCAGCGATGACGGACTCGACGTTGCCGCCGGTCGAGAGCACCTCGCCGATGGCGTCGCGCAGCGCGTCCCGGGTCGTGTTGTCGATTTGCGTGATGAGGCGAGCGCCCTTCTGCGCGATGTACTCGCGGGTCGCGGCGCTGTGCAGCGCGAACGCGAGGTCGAGCCCGAGGTCGGCCAGCGCCTCGTCCCCGGCGTCGGTCACGATGCCGCGGATGAGCCGGCGCGCCTTGGCGATGGCGTCGGGGTCGTGCAGCTCGCGCATCAGCTCGTCGAGGTCGTAGGAGCGCACGGTCCGCAGCCGCGCGGCCTGCTCGTGCGCGTTCTGCTTCAGCCGGCGCTGCTGGCCGGCGAAGTGGCGGCGGGCGAACGTCGTGACCCGCGCCTCCTGCGCGCGCAGCCGGCGGTCGCGACGCATCCGCATCAGCTCGCGACCACCAGCACGGTCGTCGCGGGAGGCGGCCTTCGGCTGCTTCGTGTCCTGCGGCATCGGCTGCTGGTTGTCGGGAGGAACGGGCGGCACGATGGGCGGAGGAGGATTCTCGGCGTTCTTCACGTCGGCTGCAGCGATGGCGCTCGCGGTGCGCGTGTCGGTAAGCGTCGTGGGAACGAGGATGTCGTCGAGCCCTTCGTCCTCCGGCCGCTCGGGCAAGCCCTGACGGTCGCGCGCCTCGGCGCGGCTGATGTGCGGAGCGCCCGTCGCCTTGTTCCACATCTCGGCCTGCTTCAGCCAGCTCTCGACCATCACCGGGTCGTTCGAGAAGTCGTACTCGCACGAGATGCCGAAGCCGAACTCGCCGCTCGCGAGCAGCGCCTCGTTGAGCTTCGTGGCGATGCGCGCCGCGGCCGGCATGACGCCGAAGCGGAGGAACAGCATCATCGAGACGCTGGCGACGTCGGAGTTCAGGCCGCCGCCGCCCTCCATCTCGCCCGCGAGCATCGGCGGAATCTTGAACAGCTTCAGCATCTGGTTCGCGGTGAGCTTGTTCGCCTCGATGAAGTCCATCTCGGCCATCGTCAGCCCGGCGCGCGTGAAGGCCAGCTTCTTCGGCAGGAACACCGGGTCCCACGAGTTCTCGATGCCTTGGTAGCGCTGGCGGAACTGCGTCTTGAGCCGCGCGATGTCGTCGTCGTCGATGCTCTGCTCGGTCGAGTAGTGCCCGGCGACCATGCCGCCCTTCGCGTAGAACATGCGCTGGAAGCGGCCGGCGTCGCGCTCGGTCTCGTAAGCCTGCTGCAGCGCCTGCAGACGCGAGACACCCAGCGCGCCCATCTGCGGGTCGTAGCGCTTGAAGTGGATGATTTGGTCGCGCGGAACGGCGACGGAGCTGCCGCCGTCCTTCACGTCGTAGCGAACGGTCGCGCGCCCGGGGCCACGCACCGGACTCACCGTCTCGGGGTTCAGCATCCAGAACTGCTGGATGCGCTTCGACTTCGCGTAGTCCTTGAACAGGTACGCGTTGCCGTACACCTCGAGCGACCCGACCAAGTCCTCGGTCAGCTCGTATCCGGTCTGCTCGGTGTTCGCCGCGGCCCACAGGTCGACGATGTTGCCCTTCTGCCGAGGAATCTCCGTCTTGTTGTCGCCGTCCCCGGTGTAGAAGCGCAGCGGCGTCGCAGCGAGCGTCGACTGGTACAGCTCGATGCAGAACTGGATGGTCGGGACGAGCTTGTACGCCCACGGGTAGTTGCTCGCCTCGGGCGGCAGGTACCACGGCGCGTTCAGCCGCCAGACCTCGCCCATCGGGATGTCGGCTGCGGACAGCGCACGCATGAACTGCGAGAAGCCGTAGCGCGCCGACGCAGCCACGCGCGTGACGATGTTCGGAGGTCGCCTCATGGTCGGCATGGTAGCAGCCTCATGGTCGCAGCAGGAACAGGCCGTCTTTCGCACCGACGCTGAACGTCGTGCCGAGCGTGCCGTTGTTGATGGTCGTGCTGGCAGCGCCAGCGATGCGCTTCCACGTTCCGCCGGGCGTGATGCTCAGCGTGCCCGTCGTGCCGTTGACGAGCACCATGCCGTTCTGGAACCGGCGCACGTAGATGCCCGACGCGTCCTTGAAGCCGAACTCGATGGGTCGACCGAGCCAGCCCATGCTGCTCGCGGCCATCGTCGTGTCCGTGTGCCCGTTGGCATCGACGGCGTACTCGTCGGCAATCCAGAAGCCGACGTGGAACGGCGTCGCGACATGCTGCGGACTCACGCACGCGAAGCAGCCCATGATGGTCGCCGAGGCGAGACCGTAGCGCACGAGCCGGTCCCACGACACCGTCCCGGGGCCGATACCGGTGGTGTTCGCCTCGCACTTGATGATGGCCGTGCCGTCGCTGTCGAAGGCCGGACCTCGCCAGTGCTCGAGCTGCTGCATCGCGGCGTCGTAGCTTGGGTAGTTGAGCGGCGGCGAGCCACCGCCTTGTCCCTCGTCGTGGTCCCAGCCCTCGAACAGCTCGCCGTCCCACTGGTAGGCGTCGGCGTTGTTCGTGTAGCCGGTGCCGCCGCGATTGCCAATCATGAACTTGCCGCCGTCCCAGTTCTTCAGCGAGGTCATGAGATAGGTCAGCGCGGCGCTGTTCGCTGCGTTCATGGCGGCGACTGATGCGTAGCCGGGAGCAGGTCGCGTGAGGTCGAGCGTCGCCGTCACGCCGTAGAGGCCGATGTTCCCGATGGCCCAGTCCATGTGCATGCCGTCGGCGCGCCGGTGCCCGCTCATGAACGTCTTGAAGATGTTGAGCGTCGCGTCGGCGATGCCCGGATGCGCGAGGTCGTGGAACGTCGGCTGGTAGTTCGCTGCGGGGCCGCCGTTGAAGCAGAAGCTCGTTCCGTCAAGGTTGTAGAGGCGGATGTCCGGCGGCCCGATGACGAGCGGCCAGAGCTGGCCCTCGACGCGATTGGTCTCGGTGTCTTGGTAGCGATACTGCGCCTGCCAGTACCACGACACGCGCGCCTTCGGGTTCAGCAGCTTGAGCTGCCGCACGATGTCCGAACGCGCTGGCGTGTCCTCGCGGCCGAAAATCTGCATGTCGATTTCGATGTACGGGTACTTCGCGAGCGCAGCCATGTACGTCGCGTTGAGCCCGAGCGTGTTGTCCCACAGCGGACCGCCGTTGCCGTCGCACCACGGGAAGATGTACGGGTGCGGGAAGCCGAGCCGCGGGTCCACGGCCGGCACGACAGGAGGCGGCACCGGCTGCTCGATGGGCTGGCCGTGCGGCGGGTGCTCGCGCTGCGGCTTGTCGAGCAGCGTCACCTTGCCGCCGCGGGCGAAGAAGCGTCGGATGTCCTCGTATCGCACGCACCCCCCCGAAGATGGGGACAGGGGAGGGATTCGAACCCACTGAGGGATGGCTTATGAAACCGTCCCGCGCCCAGCGCTCCCTGTCACGAGAAGCCTAGCACCATCACCGCAGGAGCAACAGGTTGGCCGGCCCTTGCATGCGGAACGTGTGCGCGGCGTAGCGCGCGGCGTCGTAGCCGTGGTCGTCGCCCTTCAAGTGTTCCTCGGGCTGCGAGTGGTCGCGGTTCGTCCGCAGCGCCGGCCGGAACTGCAGCAGCGGGAACTCCTGCCACGTGCACGTCGGCTTGCCGAGGTGAACGAGCTTCGGGTCCGGAGGTTCGCAGAGCGCGTCGCGCACGAAGTACATGCGCGAGCGCGCGACGTTCGTGGCCGGGTCGATGCGGGGTGTCAACATCTCGTACAGGGTCTGATAGCCCGGGTCACGGTCCTTCACCGCTGGGATGGTCGCGAACCCGAGGTTGTCGAGCTGCGCGCGGGACTCGGCGTCGGCGTGGTCGGCCGGCGACATGCTGAACTTCAGGCGCTCGAGCACGGGCGTCTTAGGCCACGCCTTCTCGTTCTTCGCCTCGATGGCGGAGTTCAACGCCGCGAGTTCCTTCAGCTCTGCGGCCTTCGCGACCTTCGCGTGGTCACCGACGAGGCGACCCGTGCGATAAATCTCGCGGTACAACCACCACGCGCCTTCGGGAGAGATGGCCCACCACTGCAGCACGAACGGCGCGGCGTAACCGAAGTCGATGCCGCGGATGCGCTTCCAGTTCGGCGGTGGATAGCCTCCCCACTCGTCCCACTCGACCGGCCGCGAGCGGACGTGGAAGCGTTCGTCGTAGACATCGAACAGCGAGCCTTCGAACGCGACCCACAGGCCATGCACGAAGCGGTCGCGGTATCGCCCGGTGAGCGACGCGAGCCACGCTTGGTACTCGTGCGGCAGGTTCTCCATGTTGTCCTGCAGCCCGGCGATGATGCACTCGCGCAGCAGGCGTCCTGCGGGCAGCGACGAGCCGTCGAGCAGTCGCGTCGGCTCGGTGCTGCGCTGGATGTGACTCGATGCGTGCTCGGTGAGGTCTGGCCTGAACCGCTTGAACAGGAAGTGAGCGGGGCCGTCGGGGTTGCACGCACCGCCGTTCTGGTGGAACGGAATCGGCGCTCCGGTCTTGTCGACGCGCTGACGCAGCGAACCGCCGATGGAGATGAACTCGTCCTCGTCCAGCTCCTCGGCTTGGTCGGTGTAGTTCGCCATGAACTCACCGGAGAGCATGCGCCCGGGGTTATCGAGGCCGGCGAGCAGGACCTCGGAACCGTTCGGGTAGTAGAGCGTCGAGCCGCCATCGGCCGCGGCCTTCCATCCCCACGCACGATGCGACGGGCTGATGACCTCGGTGAGCAGCGTCTGCAGCGTCGTCTTTCCCATGTGCTCGCGCTTCTTGCGCGAGAGCACGACGCGTGCGCCGGGGATGCGGCGGCAGAGGAAGTCCGCCTTCTCGCAGATGGTGCGCGACTTCGACGAGCCGCGATGCCCGGAGTAGAGCAGCTCCGGTGCTTCGCTGACGAGGAAGCGCTCCTGCGCCCACGAGTTCGGCTCGAAGCCCTCGCCCGGCCGCCACGGATGCAGCGGCCGCAGCGCAGGGTCGAGGACTTCGGCGCTCATCGGCGAATCGTGTAGCTGTCGTAGCCGTTGAGCACCGAGCTATCGACCGCGACGCCCATCGCTTCTTCGAGTTCGGCTTCGAGCAACGCCTGCTGCGCGAGTCGCAGGCGTTCGACCGCATCGGGGTCGGTTCTCATGCATCGCTCCCACCAGCGACGCTGCACGTAGTTGTGAGCAACCACGACTTGCCAGCGCAGCTGCTCAATCCGCGACTGCGTCAGGTACGTCGGCACGACGTATCCCATCACGGCCTCATGACGACGGCGAGCAGCATCAGCCAGATGGCTCCGAGCTTGTCTCCTGCCGTCAACGCGATGGCGCTGAGGATGATGGCGACAGCAGCGAGCAGCATGCGCACGGCTTTCATTGCGGCCCTCCGTTCTTGTGCCCGTTCGTTTCGGAAATCACGACCGCAGCCGACTCGACGAGCTTGTCGGCTCCGAACTTGCCGAGGATGACGAGCTTCGGCGTGCCGAACATCTGGTCGAGGTCGTCGGTCGAGCCGACGCCGACGTAGGCAGCGGACTTCGCCGGCAGCTCACCGCGGTTCAGGAGTTCGAGCGCGCAGCGAACGCGCTCCGACAGCGCAGCGTTCGGGTTGTTCATCACGTACACGAGGAACTTGACCGCCTCCTCCTGATTCGCGGAGACGATGCGCGTGGCCTTCTCGCGTGCCTTGCGTCGTTGCTCGATGGCAGCAGCGGTCGGAGCGCCGCCGAAGTGACCGTTGCGTCTCGACATCGCTGCCGTCGTTCCCTTGAGAGGCATCTCAGAACCCGCCCGTTCCCGCCTTGTTGAGGCTGATGATGTAGACGCGCATGAGCCCGAGGTCGGGTCGCGGGCGCTGGCGCAGCGTTCTCCAAATCATGTTCAGGCGGTCGAGCGCCTTCTGCCCGATGCGCACGAGCCACCACGCCGCGAACTGGTCCGGCTCGTGATGGCCCCACAGGAAGTGGCAGCCCTTGCACAGGCACGCGACGTTGTCGGGGTCCCATCGCGTGTGCTCGACGCGCCGCGACTTGAAGTGAGCGACCTGAAGCACGACGCGCTCACGACCGTGGCGCTCCGCTCCACCGACAGCACCGCAGCGTTCACAACGCCCGCCCGCGCGCCGGAATACGAACGGCCTGAACAGGTCGTCGAGCGCCTTCTTCTCCTGCTCGCGACTGCCCATCGCACGGAGGGCGGTTCGATTCCGCAGCGGATTGGAGCGTGCGCGTGCGAACGGTGTACGAGCCAGCGATTTCCCCGGTGCGAGCTGAGTACGTCGCAGCGACGAACGTCGGTCCCCTGCTCTGTCCAACACTCGGCCTCCTCCTCGCGTCCCTGCGGCGCTGGTACTCACGCCGATGCAGGTCGTTGCACGTGATACAGCGTACAGCGCGATGCCCACCGGTGAACAGGGTGCCGCAGTCGGCGCAGGTCAGCTCGATGTAACGCAGTCGCGTGATGCCTGTTGGGTGCTTGCGACCGCAGGCGAGCATGGGGACGCGCCAGCCGATGTGGAGACCGCGCTCGGCACGGCGCACGGCGTTGAGCAGGCGCTTGCGCTCGGCCTTGAGTCTTTTCCTGCACGGCTCGCAGTGCTTCCCCCGACGACCCTTGAGGAACATGTGCCCGCACTCCGGGCAGCGTCTCGCGTAGAGCGGGAAGTCAGGCGACATCGGCATTCAGGAGCGCGCGGCACGACTTGCAGACGCGCTTGACGGTGGCTGGGTCGCGCTGGACTCCGATGTCGGTCATCGAGTACCAGCGCCAGCCGTTGTAGCCCTTGCCGTCACCGCAGAGGCGCTGCGCCATCGCGGTGTCGAGATGGTCGATGGCAGCCCAGTAGTGGACCGGGCCGCCGTGCTTCATCGCTGCCCACCAGCCGTTGTTCAAGCCGAGCGAGCGTTCGAGCGCGTGCTCGCCAGCCAGCTCCTTGAACGTGCGGTGATTGTGCTCGTGCGTGAGCAGAGCGCCGATGCCCTCGGTGCTGATGCGGTAGACGGTGCCCGCGGTGGTGGGCGCGGGGACGTGGATGACGAAGCCTCGGGCGAGGAACGGTTCGACGGTGCGCGCGGCGATGTTCACGGCTCCAATCGTGGCCTTGCCGCGCTGGACGATGAGGCGTTCCCCGTCACGCATCTTGGCGAGCACCTCGGCCTGTCTCTGCGTCATGCCTTCTCCCCGAGCCCGTCGAGAGCGGCGCGCACCGCCCTCACCGCAGCGGAAACGCCGTTGTACTCCTCGTGTTCGTCGCCATCGTCAGCAACGAGGCCATTCTCCTCGCATGCGGTCGCGAGATTATCGGCCGCCTCGCGCGCAGCGGCGAGCTGGGAGCGCAGGTCGATGATGGTGGCGATGTCCTCATGGTGGAAGCGGTCGTAGTCCTCGCACGCTCGCCGCGCCTCGTCCCGCTCCGACTCAGCCACGGCCCGCTTGTGGTTGGCCTTGTCCAGCCCCGCCCCGAAGGCGTCCCGCTCGGCTTCGAGGGCGGCGACCTGTTCGCCCAAGTCCATGATGCGGTGAACGTCCTTCCCCAGCTCCCGCTCCAGCTCATCGCAGCGGGCGCGGAGGCGGAGCCAGTCGTCGCAAAGCTCAACAATCACCGCCGGGCGAGCGGTTCCCCATCTCGCCCCGCGCCATTTCTCCACTTGCTCCTTCGTCAGCTCGCTCATCACCCCTCCTTCACGAAGAACGGCATGCCGTAGAGGAACCCATGCGGGTCCGGCCCGGTGCGAGCGCGAGGCCCGCCTATCTGGAACTCGCGCATCCGCAACATCTCGACCATGCCCTCGGGTTCGATGAACACGCCGACGATGTGCGAGCCTTGGATTTTCACCACGGCGTCGTACTCGACGACCGGCTCGATGCCCAGCGCGCGTTCGAGCTTCTCCTCCTTCCGGTCACGCATTGGCGAGCCTCGCCTTCCGTCGCGACCGAGCGGCCGCGCGCTGCCGCTTGTGCCACCGTGCGATGACGCGCTCGCGGTTCTTGTCGGCTCGCGTGCGCGTCCCGGTCAGCGGTCCGAACAGCAGCGCTTCTTCGAAGAACTCGCGCTCGAACTCTGTGCTCGCTCCCATCGAGTAGCTGATGCGCTCGCTGTCGAGGGCGTGCTGGTCGAGCAGGCAGCGAACGCTGAACGCGGTCGACGCGCTGCCGTCCTCCAAGTCGCGCTGGCAGTCGCGCATGAACAGCGTCGACGTCGGCAGCCTGCGGCCTTCCATGCTCATGACGGTCCTGATGCGCTTGATGCTGGTCATCGGTTCCCTCCGAGGAAACGGCGTTCGTCAGCCTTGATGCGCTCGTGCTCGGCGACCGCTCGGTCGCCGCCGACGCGCATGATTATCGACTGCCGCGCGGTGCCCTTGCTCGTGTAGTACGCGTGCGGGTTCTCCGGGGCGTAGACCACGAAGTGTTTGGCGAGCGCGAGCAGCGAGTCGGGGTCGCGCGTACCGGTCTTGACGAGCCAGCCGACGAACCGCATCGCCGCCGATGCCTTCGTCGCATCGGTGTTAGCACGGACCCAGTCCCACGCGAGCTGAAGCTCGAGCGATTTTCTCGGCGGCGGCTCCGGTAGCTTCATGGCACCAGCGAGGCCACCGAGCAGGCCGAGTACGGCGCTGCGGTTCGCCTCTGGTGGGCTTTCGACCCCGGGGTTCGGTTCGGACTCGACCGACGCCTCGGAGGGTCTGTCCGTCGATTCTGATGCGTCGGGCGCGCCGGCCTCATCGGCGCTTAGTCTCTGATTCTCTACACCTACACCTACACCTAGCATCGCGACGCATTGCGCCGGCAATGCGCGCGCATGCATCTCCTTGTCCCACCGTGCGTTCGCCGCAGCCCTCGCACCTGACCGTGCGCGGGCCATCGCTTCGGACGCCGCTTTCGCCTCGAGCACCATCCGCTTCTGGACGAGCGTTTCACCGCGGACGACGAAGGCACGCAGCACCGCCTCCCGGTGCTCAGGCCACCTATCACCGAGGCGTGTTATCCCCGCGAGGTAGGGGTCGAGGTTCGGCAGGACGCCCGGCCGGTCGCTCTGCCATGCGGCGCAGAGCAGCAGCATGTACGCGCCGACCTGCTCGGTCGTCATCGCCTGCACCGCGGGGTCCGCGATGAAGTCGCCGGGGTAGAACCTGAATCCACGCAGCCGTTCCGGGGCCGGCATCACGCGCTCCGTTCGTCGCTACGTGCCTCCCAGCGAGCACGGCGCTCCCGGCGCGCAGCTCGCTGCTGTTCGGGACTTCGTCCGGCACGCAGCATCGACTCGACGCAGTCGCGCGCCGCGTCGTTCGGCTCCGCGATGGAGCCGCGCACGATGTTGACCTCGCGAGCGAACTGGAACGTGAGCTTCACCTGTCCACCGTTGATGTCGGAGACGAGCACCGCGCCGTCCCCGACCATCACGAACTCACCGGGCCGAACTGTCAGCGTGAGCGGCATGTTCCCTCCTTGGGTTTCCCTCGATGATGACGATGCCGCGAGCGAGTCGCGACAGCAGCATGATGTAGCCCTTCCGTTCCAGCGACGCGAGTCTCGACCGCACCGCGGTCGGCGTCACGCGCAACAGCTTCGCCAGCTCTCGCTGCGTCGGCGTCATGCCGGTGCTCGACTTCTGCCGGATGATGACCTTCAACGCCTCGCGCTGCTTCGCAGTCAGCTCATCCACCGTGACCTCCTAGAACAGCTCGGTCTGCTGCAGCGTCGCGACCCACACAATCATCTTGCGGCCGCTGCTGCTCGGCCGCGTCCTGCCGGAGTCCACCACCATCCCCAGCCGCACGAGTTCGCTGATGCGCGTGCGCGACGACGACGGCTTGTATCCCCGGAAGTACGTCTCCAGTTCCTCGCTCGTGAGGCCGGTCGCCCCGAGCTTCTGCACGCAGTCGAGCACGCGCCGCTGCAGGTCGTTGAGAATCGGCTTCACGCTCTCGAACGCGTCACGCGATGTCTGATGCATCACTCCGCCTCCTTGCTCGGCCTCCGCCGCGCTGCTGCCGGTAGCCGGCTGATGACCATCGTCTCCAAGTACTTCGCTGCGAACTCGTCGATGGTCCCGTCCTTCCGGCAGAACCCGTTCTCGAACAGCGCCCGCCATGCGTCCGCGACCTCAACGTCGCGAAGCATGGCGAGCGCCGCCCACGTCGAAATCTGCTCGTGCTTCTTCGCGCCCTGCCGATAGGCGTTCGGCCACGTCGCCACCAGCTTCTGCAGCGTCGGGTTGCCGTCGAGCATCACCGTCAGCGACTTCTGCTCGCTCGGCGTCTTGCGTCTCTCGATAGGTGCGCGACTGCTCATCGGACCTTGTCCTTTCGAATCTTCATCACAGCCAGAGCCGCCTCGCTACGCTCCTGAATCCACGCCTGCCATGCCAATCGCGGGACTCTCCACGCCCCGCCGATTCTCACCGCCGGGAGCTGCCCGGCGTTTATCATCTGGTAGCAGCGTGACGTCGTGCGCCCGAGTATCTTCGCGACTTCCTGAATCGACATGAACGGGCGCTCGTTCATCGAACCGCGAGCCTCCATGTGCCGGGGATGATGCGCGCGCCGTCAGGCACGACGACGTCCTGCTTCACGTACTCCACGATGCCTCGTTTGTCCGCATCGCACACGACGGACGACTCGGGTATCTGCGACAGCAGCGTCTTGAGCATCGCGACGTCGTGCTCGGACTGCGGATGGAACGTGAACGTCCAGCGCTGCAGGTGGAACGGCAGGTCGCGCGCGTCCTCGACCTCCACCTTGTCTGGATTCTGGATGCGCGTGAACGTCGACAGCGTGCCCTCCAGCTTCTTCGTGCCCCACCGCATCATCGCGTCGAGCACGTAGGAAGCCAGACGGGCACGCCTACTCTTGAACGCCGCCGCGCGCGTCTGAAGTCGGTCGCCCTCCAAGCTGCACGCGGTGGCCGTGTCTTGCAGCCGCTGCATCACCTTCCCCAACGCATCGACCTTCTCGGCCTCGCGCGACAGCAGGTCGGCGAGTTGCATCTCAAGCCGCTCGCGCCGCTCGGCCTCCGCCGTCTCGTCCACCATTGGGATGCTGTCGGCAAGCTCGCTCAGCTTCTCGTCGATGGCCTGCTCAAGCTCCGTCAGCGTGTTAGCTCGCACCGGCTGCGCCGAGGCGAGCGCGTCGTCGTGCTTCATGGCAGGTCCTCCCCGTCGCTCGTCGGGCCGGAGTCGATGTCAGCGGCGGACTCGTCAACGGGCGCGGCTTCATTCGGGAACGGCATCGCCGCGAGCACCTTCGCGAGGTCGTTCGCCGTCAGCTTCTCGTACTCCACCTTCGTCTTGACCGGCTTGCCCGTTGCCTTGGACACGACCGTGAAGATGTCGCCGAGCTTCGACCAGCCGAGCTTCTTCGCCACGTCGGCGATGCCGGCACGCAGCCTCACGGCGGCGTCGCTCGTTCCCACGTTCTCGTCGAGGTCCTGAGTCACGCGCCCGCTCGAGGCCGTCGCCGTCTTTGCCGCATCGACGAGCGCGCGCTTCTTCCCCATCTTGAGCAGCGTGTTGTCGAGGTCGTAGGGGTCGGCGTTCTCGACCATGCCGAGCGTCTGCCCGGTGATGCGCGTGTCGTCCTCGGCGAACTCCGCGCCACAGCCGCCCTTCTTCTTCCAACAGAACCACGGCTTGGTGCCGGCGAACTCGGTGCCCGGCTTCGCATCGAACTTCGACTTCACCACCGCGCCGATGACGCTGCACGCCGGGCACTTCTTCTCGGCGTTGCGCCAGCGGTACTTCTTCTCGTGCGAGTTCGCCGAGCCGACGCCCTGCGCGACGACCGGGCCGCCGTCGTTGCCGAGGTGCAGGTTGCAGCGGATGACGTAGTGGATGGCCGGCGACTCGGGCGGCGAGCCGATGCTGCGCTCGACGATGAACGACGGCACGAGCCGAGCGACGAAGCAGATTTTCTCCGCGCCGCTCAGCGTGAGGATGGGCTTCGGCACGCCCTCGATGGTCATCAGGTCGACGCCCGGCTCCAAGACCTCGCGCATCATCATGTCGAAGCGGTCGAGGCCGAGGCGCAGCGACTTCATGCGCTCGATGAACTCCGCGTCGGTGATGCGAGCGAGAGCGTTCAGCCCGGCCTCGCGCTGCTGCTCGATGGCGAGCGAGGCGTTCAACGGTGCGAGCGACGCGACCTGCGTCGGCTCCGCCACGACTTCCAGTTCTGTGGTCATCGACCTGCGTCCTCCGTGAGGTTCACCTCAAGCGAGCGCACCTTGCTCGTCTCGCTCAGCAGCGCGCGCGCCTTGTTCTCCTGCTCGTCGATGATGCGTGTGCGCCGGTCGCGCGCCGCCTGCAGCTTGCGAGTGAACGTGGCGATGATGTCGGTCTCGCGCTGCAGCCTCTCGGTGAGCGTCCGCTTCGCACCCTTCTTCCGCGCCGTCGTCGTTGCCATCGCAGCCCTCCGGTTCTCGCGATGCACGATGCACCGCGTGTGGTGGCATCGTGACCGCACGAACAATGGCGCGCAAGAGCATAGGCGGGTGCCGCGCGAGATTCATCGACCGCATCGAACTTAGAACGGCGCGATGTCGCGACTGGCGTGAGACCGATACGCTGAGTGGCGCGCCCGCGCACCCAGCAGGTTCGTCGTGTCCGAGTTAGCCCGATGCCAGCCTGCGCGAGCTGCTCTCGGTTCGTGATTCGTTTCGGCCGCTCGGCAAGCGCCCGGGAAGGGCCTCCGGAGGTGCCATTTACGCCCACGTCCAAGCCGTTGACTGCGCAGGCGCGCATGCCTTACATTACATGCAGCCGTGAAAGTGCCCCGGGCGGTCGGCGACCCGGGAGAACCCGGAGCCGAAGGGCAACGCGAGGCCAACCCAATGCACGCCGCAGTGAGGGGCGGGACGGCGCAGCGACCCCGACAGCAGGACATACGACGCGCAAGCCCGAAGCGATGCACGCGACTCGTGGGCGTCCCCGATGCCATGCGGCAGGGACAACATCGAGCGCGACCATCGCAGCACCGCAGACCATCGCCGCGAGGCGAGGGTGCGGATGCACCGACCGCAGCAGCGCGCGGGCGGCGAGGGACGCGTCGGAACGAACGGAGACGATGAGCGACTGAGACGCCCATCAGAAGGACCGCGCGCAGCACGACGCGGGCACGCGATGACGACGCCGGGCGAGGAACCCGGATGAGCGGATGCCCGACGAACGCCCGCGCGCGGCGCAGGCAGGCAATCGCGCCCCATTAGAAGGGGGCGCGCGCGAAGCGAACGCAGCCCATTACATGGAGGCCCACGATGGCCCGCACCCGCCTATCTATCCCAGTCGGCACGACGTTCTTCATCTACGGGTTCGCCGCATCGCCATGCGGCAAGTTCTTCGAGACGTACCGCACCGAGCGACTCAAGCAGCTCGACGGTTCAAAGAACATGGGCTCGACCAAACTCGACATCACGTTCCCGACGACTCGCGCCGGCGCATACGCCGCCGAAGATTGGTCGCTCAGGATGAACGTCGAGTCGTGCGCGCCGGTCGCGAAGGTCATCGAGTACTGACGCTCGCTGCAGCTCATCTCCACGACGAAGGAGCCAAGGCCATGAAGAAGCTGGACCGCAAAATCGTGAAGGCCATCGCTGCGCTGAAGCGCGCCGAGAAGGAACTGATGAACGCATCGAGCCTCACCGTTGGGCTGGGCAAGGACTGCTGGCTCCAGAGCGACGCGTTCAAGCTGAGCGCGTTGGTCGCCAACCTGTCGACCGACTTCGAGCTGTTCGCCGAGGAGGAGGCGCGGTAATGGCGAAGCTCCAGCATCACGACAGCGTGAAGGCGCTGCGGAAGGTCGTCGCGCCGCGCAAGGCAGTCGGCTGGTTCATCAGGAAGAACGTGTGGGCGCTCGGCTACTGGGAGGCCGGGCAGCGCATCGAGCTGGCCCGCGGCGAGGACACGCGGCGCGTGTTCGCGCAGGCGGTGCGCGCGTTCAAGCAGGAGGTGGTGTGAAGCCGGTGAAGCGCATCTACGACCTCGGCGAACGCCGGCTCATCGTCGCGACGTTCTATCCGAGCGGCATCGTCGAGTTCCGCGAGAAGCACCGCCGCAAGGTCTACGCGGCGAGCCTGCGACACCTCTGGTTGAAGGCGGTGCTCATCGCCGCCGACGACCTGAAGAAGGAACGGAAGCTGGCGCGCGCAGCGAAGCGCGCCGCGAAGGGCTGACCCACCGGGGCGCGGCATCGCGCCGCGCCCCACCATTCCACGAGGGAATCATGAACAACTTCGCACGCAACGCACGGCTGCTCTGGTACGTCCTCTCGACGCCCAAGACGAACGTAATGCCGGTGTTCACCGGCGCACCGGGCGGCGGCAAGTCAGCGCTGTTCGAATCGGTCGCGCGCGCGCTCGACGCGTTCTACTTGGACCTCGCCCCCGCGCAGATGGGGGCCGAGGACTTCAACGGGATGCCGTGGGCCGACCGCGAGAAGGGTCTGCGGCTCGAGATGATGGCGGCGCTCAAGGAGGCGAACGCAGCACCGCGCGCCATCATCAATCTCGACGAGCTGTCGAACGTCCCGCGGTCGACGCAGAGCGCGATGCTGCGCTTCATCCACACGCGCCGCTGCGGCGACTACGTGCTCGGCCCGCACGTTCGCATGGGCGGTGCGATGAACCCGACGTCGTCGGCTGCGGACGCACAGGAAATCTCGCTGCCGATGGGGAACCGCATCTGCTGGCTGCCGTGGCTGAAGGTCACGGCGATGGAGCACGCGTCGTTCATCACCGGCGGCGGTCGCGACACGCCGTTGGAGCTGCCCGAGAAGCCGACGCCCGAGCAGGAGGACGAAGCGTTCCGGTACACGAGCGCGGTCTACGCCGGCTTCATGCATCGGCGCGGCGTGCTCGACGAGGACCCGGAGAAGGACGAGCGCATCCTCGCGCGGTCGCCGCTCGCGTGGGCGACGCCGCGGTCGTGGGAAGCGTTCATCCGCGTCGCAGCGACGTGCCACATCTTCGGCGACGTCGAAGCGATGCAGACCATCGGCGAAGGACTCGTCGGGCCGGCGCAGGCGCTGGAGTTCATGGCGTTCTACACCGACAGCGACCTGCCGGACCCCGAGGACTGGCTGAAGGACCCGCACCACTTCAAGCACGACGCGAAGCGCCCGGACCGGACGTTCGCAGCGGTGACGCAGCTCGCGCTCGCGGCGGTCGACAAGGACCGCACCGCGGCGATGAAGGACGGCGACAAGACGGCGCGGTGGAACGCTGCGATGAACGCGCTCGTCGCCATCAGCGAGACGGCGTCGGACAAGACGGTGCTGGCGCTCGGCGGTCAGACGCTCGCCATCAATCGTCCGAAGGGCGCGCTGCTCGCCACGTACCAGAAGTTCATCAACGAGGTGCTTGCACCCATCATCCGCGCCGCGGGCTTCACGACCGCGTCGAAGAACTAGGAGGAACGCCATGACGCTCCACGATGGAACTCAGAAGTACGCGGTGCTGTGCTACGACATCCCCAGCGAGGTCAAGATGCCGAACCCGTCGATGTTCCTGCGCCGGCTCGGCTTCCGCTGGAACAAGTCGGTGTGGGTGCTGCCGATGAAGCACGTCGCGCTCGTCCCGCTGAAGGAGTGGACGGAGAAGGGCGCGAAGCCCGGCGTCGTCGAGTTCGCCGAGCACGAGGAGGAGAAGGTCGTCGCGCTGGCGAAGCAATACATGACGAAGGACCTCGACGAGACGCGGGCGTTCGTCGACGCGGTGGTCGCGGAGGTCCGCAAGCGGCTCGACGCCGCGAAGGCGCTCGGCACCGGAACGCCCGAGCGCGAGAAGCACCTGAAGGAGACGAAGGCCTACGCCTACGCCTCGCTGTACCGCGCGAAGCAGATTGCGGATGCGGTCGAGGAGGGCGCGCTGCACTTCGACATCACCGGCGACATCGGCGCGCTGTCGGATGCGCTGCGCCAGAGCATCAAGGCGAAGTCGGCGATGTTCTTCGCCATGCAGAACGAGGCGAGCGGCATCACCGCGCTCGCGGTGTAGTTCCCCGAGGCCATCAAGGAGGCCAGACGATGAGCAGAGACCTTTCGGCGTTCGACATGGTGTGCGCCGCTCGCATGGGCGTCTACCGGAAGCTGCCGTACTTCATGAAGATGCTGTTCAAGCTGGAGCCCGTCGAACATCCGGGCGCGGGGACGTTCTTCGTCGACCAGAAGCTGCGCGTCCACTTCGACCCGGCGCTGGTGACGAAGTGGGGCACGGACTACTGCTCGACGTTCCTCGCGCACGAGGTGCAGCATCCGCTGCGCGAGGACCTGCGCCGCGGCAACGAGTTCGTCGAACGCGAGAGCGCGCGATACCACGCGCTCCAGCCGTGGCTCGCGAAGCTGCATCCGCTGCTCGGGCGCGGCGTCGCGTTCATGTGGAACTGCGTGACCGACATCGTCATCAATCCGACGGTCATCGCCTCGGGCTTCGTGTTCCCGCCCGGGTTCAAGCCGCTGTTCCCAGCAACGTTCGGCTTGCAGGAGGGCAAGCTGGCCGAGGAGTACGCGGACGAGCTGTTCGCGCGCGCCGAGGCGTTGAAGCAGAAGCCGCAGCCGCAGCCGGGCATGCCGGGGATGCAGCAGCCGACGAAGGACAACGACAAGGAGCAGGCCGATGGGAGCGACACGGATTCCGAAGCTGGTGCTGCCGACGACGATGGGCAGACGGATGGCGACGGTGATGGACCTGCAGACGGCGCAAGCGATGCGGACGCTTCTCCGCTCGACGACCCCGCCGCTGAGAGCGCGCCGGCTGATGAGCCGGATGCTGACGGCGCTGACGAGAAACCGGAAGCGCCTCGACCGTTCGAAGGGATGTGCGGGGGCTGCTCGGGTCACAAGCACGAGCTAGAGGACGACATCGCCGAGGACGACATGCCGAAGGGCGCGTCGGAATCGACGACCGACATCGCACGCCGGCAGGTCGCGCACGACACGCTCGAGCCGACGCCGGAGATGAAGCGGCTGATGAAGGACTACGGGAAGGGCACGGTGCCCGGCGCGTTCGAGCAGTGGGCGAAGGCGCAGCTCGCACCGAGCGAGGTGCCGTGGCAGAAGGTGCTCGCGCCGCTCGTGCGGAACGCGGTCGCCTACGTCCGCGGTCGCATCGAGCAGAAGTACGGACGCCCGTCGCGGCGGCGCATCGCCATCGAGCAGGTGTTCGGCGACGACGCACCCATCCTGCCCGGGCACGCATCGCCGGTGCCGAAGGTCGGCATCGTCATCGACGCATCCGGCTCGATGCAGGCAGCAGGTCGCAGCGGCCGCACGGTGTTCGACGAAGCGTTGTCGGAGGTCGGCGCGGTGGTGCTCGCGACCGGCTGCGCGACGTGGGCCGCGGCGGTCGACGCGACGGTGCAGGCGTGGGTGCTGGTCAAGACGAAGGACGACCTGCAGAAGCTGATGAAGGGCGGCGGCGGCACGGACATGCGTGTCGGCATCAAGGCCGCCGAGGAACGGAAGTTCGACGTCATCGTGCTCGTGACCGACGGCTACACGCCGTGGCCGGCGCTGCACGAGATGCCGCGCCGCGCACGGCTGGTTACGTGCGTGGTCGGAGAAGCCGAGGTGCCAGCGCACATCCGTCCGCTGGTCCGTGTGAACCCGCCGAAGAAGGAGGCCAAGTGATGGCCACGCTCGAAACGCGAATCCGCCAAGCCGACGTCAGCGTCCTCACCAAGAGGTACTACTCGCGGCAGCGCAAACTGAACCAGTGGAGGGCGGGGAAGCTGCCCGCCCTCCTGCAGCAGGAGTACGCGAACCGGCGCGGCATCGACACGCTGTCCACATCCACCATCCGAAGCACCCCGCCGGTGCGCGTGAAGGTCCGGTGCAGCGGCACGCTCCATACCTGCACGGTGACGCCGTGCGGTCGCATCACGTTCCACGGGCACACGCGCGAGGAGCTGCGGGCGCTCAGGACGATGCGGGCGCTCGGCGACCAGACCTGCGGCTGCCTCGGCCTCATCGACCGCGTGCTGACGTCGGAGTTCTGGCGCGGCGATGCGGCGGTGCTCCTCAAGACGACGCAGCGGACCAAGCCGATGCGGAACGCGGTCCAAGACAGCTTCCGGCCGTCGACGATGCGCCCGCTCGATGCCAAGTGGCGCGCGCGGCGCGTGCGCGACCGCATCATGGACGGGCTGCGCGGCACGGCGCGGTCCATCGAGCGCAAGGACGTCGGCGACGGCATGTACGATGACATCACGACCGACGTCATCTTCGGCATCGCCGACGCGACGCACGCGCCGGGCATCAAGGTCCACGCGGCCGGCGAGAGGTACGACACCGCGCGCGGCTGGCTCGCGGCAGGGGACGTCGTGCTCACCATCGTCGTGCCGCTGACGTGGCTGCTTCGCGTGGACGACGACCCGGTGACGACGCTCATCGCGGGCTGCGTCTGCTTCGGGTTCCGCCGCGCTGGCGACTGCGGCGTGGCGACGCTCGCGGTCCGCACTAGCCGCTCGACGTTCGAGATGCAGGAGCACGATGTGTTCATCCCCAGCGGCGCGAGCTACTGGAAGCCCGTCCACGCCATCAAACACTGGAGGCCATGATGCCGGTCAATCACGAGCTGCTCACGAAGCTGGCGGTGGACGTGCTCGCGAACGCGCGGGCGAACCGCAGCGCGCAGCGACTCGCGCACGGCTACTTGCGTGCGCGGGCCGATGCCGTGCTCGCGGCGCGCATCAACGCCGAGACCATCTCGGCGCTGCAGCGGTCGCGCGACGACGCGAGCGCCGCGCTCGCGCGGGAACGCTCGATGCGGAGCGCGGCGGGGTAGGACCAAGGGCCGGGGAACCCCGCGGGGGGACCCCGGCCCTTTTTTTGTCCACCGATGCGCCACAGGCCCGCCTGCCGCCCCCGAGGCCGGTCCTTGGCCCCGGAGGCGCGGTGCCCCGGCGGGCTCGCCTGAGGGCATCCTTGGAGGCGTGGTGCGATGCGTGTCCTAACTCGTTGCT